TATGAGTCCTATGTTTATGAAGGCATCAAGTGAGTCGGCAGTCAAATTGGATATGCGAAAGAAATTGAAACCAGATGTTGTTAAAGAAGTTTCAATTGAAAGAGTGACCAAAGCGGAAATGAGAAAAATATATCGTGCTATGGGACAAGGAAAAGAAGATGAACCAGAACCAACGGAAGAAGGTATTCTTAGTCTCCTCACTAAAAAGGGTAGAGAAAGACAAGCGAAAGTTGGAAGAAGATTGAAGGGTGTTAGAAAGACAAGAGATCAAGATGAAAAAGATTGGGATGCGTGGCGACGAGCTGCAGCAAAATCTGCTGGGAGGAGTGGAACACAGGCAGATTATGACAGACAAAAGGAATTAGAAAAGAAACCTTATGTCAGAGATAGACTTAAAAAATTCAGAGATAAACAAAGAAAAGATGCGGAAAAACGTGGTGGATCTGTATTTCAATAGATAAGGATTTAAAATGAAAAACTTTAAACAATACTTAACTGAATTTGATTCTCCACAAATCTATTGTGATATGGATGGAGTACTTGCAGATTTTGTATCTTTTACTACGAAATTTTTGGGGAAACCATTTAAAGATGAAGATTGGTTGAAACTACCAAAAGATATGTTCTATCAGTTACCGCCTATGAGAGATGCGAAAGTTCTTTGGGAATTTATTGGGAGACAAGATCCCGAACCATTTATTCTGACAGCTGTACCTAGAAAATCGGATACTAGGGGTGTTATTTCAGAACGAGCTGCAGATGACAAGAAACGTTGGATGAAAAAACATTTTGGAGTTAAAGATGCAAGAATATATGCAGTATTGCGAAAATTTAAAGCAAAGTTTGCAAAAGATGGTAGAGATGGAAGGCCGAACCTTTTGATTGATGATCACATAAAAAATGTAGATGCATTCCGAAAAAGAGGGGGAATTGGGATTCATCATACATCGGCACAAAATACTATCAAAGAACTCAGAAAATTAGGGTATGAGTAATTATAAATATTAATATGAAAACTTTTAAAGAATATCTTCAAGAACGTATCGATGACAGAGAAAAAGGCGATCTAGAACGTAAAAAAGAACGTCTTAAACAAGATACCGAAAGAAAACGAGAATCGTTAAAAGCACTAAGAAAAAGATATAAAGATTCACCATAAGGGACTATTATGTTTAAAACTTCACATTTACAAGAATTGAAACGCAGATATGCATCAATGTATGCAACTCCAGCCGAAAAAAAAGTTATAGAAGATGGAACTATTGAAGGGGTGAATCAGTACAAGAAAGACACGCCAGGACAGGAAGTCGATAAAGAGTTTAAAGAACATTGTGGTGTTTGTGGTGAACAGGGAATAGAAGAAGTCGAGGTTGAAGAAGGAACTGCACTTCAAGTAAAAATGGCATTAGATGATGCAGGACTGAAAGGTAAATGGAAGAACAATAAAGTATATGTCAAGAAAAGAGATGTAAAAAAGGCAGAAAAAGCACTGAAGGGGAATGTCATTTACAAGGGGAAACCACCAGTTGTTGTTGGGGAAGAAGTCGAACTCGATGAAAAAGCAACTGCATACCCTGCAACAATAGATACCTTGAAACAGATTGTTAAGGACAAACAACATCAAACAGTTATGTTCGATAAGGGAAAGGCCAAAGTAGATCTTTTTTCTGCATCTGCAATGGTTCAAGTATATGATGCATTAAAACAACCAGCATTAAAAAAGAAGTTTGAGGATATGATAAAATCCAAAGAAGGGTTTCTTAAAACACAGGCATTTGCATTTAAAATGGCAGGGAAATAAAATGGATAAAGAATTCACAGAAGCATTTAAAGAAGAAATTGAACTTGATGAAATGAAGTGGGCAGTCGGGGGAGTTTATCATCAAGAGTTTAAGAATGGTGATAGAGTTTATTTTCGAGCTGATTCCGTACAAAAGAATAAGAGATGGAAAGGAATGTCTGTAGATGAGTTTGGTGGAAGACAAAAGAAAGCAAAGAACGCTTCTGCTGATGAAAAACAACAAGGATGGGTAACAACTCCAAAGAACGAAATACCAAAAGGGTTGAAAGAAGAAGTCGAACTTGATGAATTTTATACAGTTTTTGCTGTTAGACATAAAGAAAAAGATGGTAAGAGATATGTAATTCCTTTTAAGACAAAACAAAAAGCAGACAAGAAAGCAAAAGAATTAAAATCTGCTGGTGCGACAGAAATCGAAGTAACAAAGGAAATTTTAAAAGGTAACATAAAATGGAAAGAAGAAGTTGAAATCGAAGAAGCAAGAAAAGCTGCAAAAGATATTGGATTGGAATGTCAAGAATGTGGTAAGAGATTTCGATCTGCGAATCCTAGATATGGAGTTACAAAATGTCCAAAATGCAAAAGTACAGATCTTGATTTAGCATATGGAGAAGAAGTTGAGATTGATGAAGTAAAATATAGAGGTTACGACATTGAAAGACAAAATAGAAAAGGTCAACATCCATTGACTGTTCCTGCCATGCAGATTGTAGGAGCAGATATGAAAGATATTAAACGGAAGATAGACGATAAAATAAAGAAAAATCCTAAACTAAAAATTGAAGAGGGTGTCACGGGGCCAACCAGAATGCAAGTGCAAAAGTATTTTGATTCTACTGGTGTAAAATTATCGAGAAGTAGCAGACCATTATTAAGAACAAGAATAAATGATACTGAATTTTATTTTAAGATCAAAGATTTGAAGATTGATAGTAAAGGTCAAGTTGTATCTTTCAAAGAAGAAGTTGAACTTGATGAAAAATTTGCAGGATGGATTGCATTTTATAATAGAGAGAAATACGAAATCAAACCAAAGAAAGGTGAAATAGACAGTTTGTATGATGCAAAACAAGCAGCAATCAAACACTTCAGAATTCCCAAATCGAAACAAGGACTTCTTGCGATTAAACCAGCACACGAAGAAGTCGAAGAAGCACGATCAAAAGAAGATGAACTGAGAGTAGCAAAAGCGATTGCAGCGTGGAAGAAAGCGGGAGGAAAAGTTAAAAAATTACCACCTGGCAGAAAGTTTCAAAGTTTGTTTGGAAAAGGATATAAACCAAAGAAACAACCACGACAAGCAGAAGAAGTCGTAAGAGAAGCAAGTACTTACAGAGATAAAAAGTATGCAAAGAAAAAGAAAGGTTTTACACCACAGAGTCAAAAGAAATCTCGTTGGGGATCTGGTGGATATGGTACAGGAGAAGAAGTAGAAGTTGATGAAAAGAGATCTTCAACTGGTTACGAATTGTATCACAAAGATTTTTCATCTGCAATGCAACACGCATACAAACATGCAAAATCAAAAGGTCATATTGTAGATCCCAAAGAGATTGACGACAAGGTTGCAACAGGGCCAAAGAAACCATCAAGTGGTAAGACAAATCGTTATGCATTAAAAGCTGGAAGAAAAACTGTTCATATTCAAGTCGCAAACTTAGACAACAAGAGATACGAATTGAATATGTACATTGAGAGTATTCAAGAAAGATACGAAACACAATCAAAGATGTTTCCAAAAGTGTTGATGGATGGACTTACAAAAGCAATACCTGGCGTAAAGTTATATCGACATTCGATTAAACATCCAAGATCGGGACAGAAAATCCCAGGCCTCGGACTTTTGTTATCTGGTGAAAAAGGTATTAGAATTATGGTGCAATATGACAGGGAATCAGAACCAGCACCAAAAGGAATGGACAAAACTATTGTAGACGTAGATCCAGAAACAGGAAAGAAAGAAGTTACTGATACATCCTTCAGAGATTCTTATGCAGTATGGGTCAATGATGTAGGTAAGGTATGGAAAGCGGATGAAGTTAGATGGATTCAAACAAAAGATTTCAGAGATCCAAAGAAGGTTGTTCAATTTCTCAAAACTAAAGTCAAGAGAATGAAGGAAGAAGTTGAAGAAGTTCTTGATATAAAGAATACCAAGATGGCAGATGTGATCAAAGATTTCCAGAATTCAGATGCACCACAGTTTAAAGGTAAGTCAGACAAGAAACGCAGAGAAATGGCAATCGCCGCAAAACTTTCTGCTGATAGAAATGAATCAGTTAAAGAAGACGAAACGGATGACCCAAAGTCTAAGAAAAAAGATAAAATAAACCTCAAACCCAAAATGGATGAGAAAATGAAAAAGTACAAAGATTTATTACAAGGACTGAAAGAGAAGTCCGTTAAAGAAGATTCTGATAAAGATACGCCAGGAACACAAGGTGATAATGCAGAATGGCAGAAAAAACGGTCAGAAGTTTTGAAAAAGTTTGGCGTGGGATCTTGTTCTGCGTTAAAGAATGAAGAAGAAAAGAAAGCTTGTTACAAGGCATTGGATGATGCACACGTTGCAGACCACGAAGAACAAGTCAAGAAGGAAGTGAAAGAAGCAGTAACTACTGGTGGAATTGAATATGGAGAACAAGATTGGGATATACAACATAGATTAGATCAAGCCGCTCCATATATGGATTCAAATTTCGCAGAATTTTACGAGCAAGGTCTTGAAGGCCCTTACATATGGCACGGAGAAACATATTTCTTTGATAGAAAAGTAGGAGGGTGGTATTCAGTTACCGCAGAAGATTATGTAGATGATGAGATAAGTAAAGATCTATCTCTTGCTTACGTAAAAGACGGAATGTATAAACGACAATTCGCATCATAATTTTTAAATTTTAATAATAATAACAACAAGGAGAATAAAATGCCTTTATGGGGAAAAGCCGCAGCAGGAACACAAGCACAAAAACCAAAGTGGTTGAGTACTGATGAAAATTCGGCATATAAAAAACAAGATTGTGTAGGTGAGTCAGGTGGATGGGCAATGAGAGCCGGAACCGCTGCAACTGGAAATGGTAATACCAGTGCTCAGCAGGAAATCATAGTTGCGATTAGAGGTCTTGCTGGATCATCTAAATTGGCTGCACCATCTATTACATCTGCAAGGTTTATTACATCTTCACACACTAATGGTGGAAGTAAGACTATAACAGTTGAAGTAACATGGGATGAAGAAGTAACAGTTGCTGGTTCGCCACAAATTGTTCTTGCAAACGGAAACCAATCAACCGATGGTGACGGAAATGCAACATTAACTTATACTGCAACTGGTTCGACTTCAAACAGAAAACGTTTTACCAATGCAAGTTTAACTCTTTCGACAAACGATGTTTATACATTGGGTGGTGGAAGTCAGGCAGATATTTCATTGAATAGTGGAACAATTTCTGATACTACTGATGGTGGAACTACTACAGCTGCACTTAGAGTGTTGACAGCGTTATCAGCGCAAACTATTACAGTTACCGCATCATAATTGATGTATAAATAATTTAAGTTGATCGTCTAGGGGAATTCCTTTGGGAGAAACGGTTCTCCCAATCCCTAGCGGTTATTAATCTCAGGTGCTGAGTTCCAGCATCTTAAGCCTAGGAGAAAAACGATGGCAGACAAAAAGATAACGGCATTAACCTCTTTAGGAACAGCGACAGCGAGAGAAGATTTACTTCACGTTGTAGATGATCCAGGCGGAACGCCGACAAACAAAAAGGTGACAATCGGAGAGTATGCAAACGCTCTTATGGCACCAGTATCATTAGCAGATTCTAATGTTACACTTACCGAAGCAACTCATGCTGGTAGACTTCTTATTGGCCCAGATTGTAGTGCCGACAGAACTTATACTCTTCCTACACCGATTGCAGGAATGCATTTTAGATTGGTCGGCCCAATTGGTTTGGCTGCAGCAGACGGACACGATGTTATCATCGCTGCTGGATCTGGAAACTCGATCTTTTTCAAAGGTCAAGTAGTTCATTTGGACACAACTGCTGATGAAAATGCAACAGTTGTTTTCTCAGATCAAAACTCCAACGAAACATTGCAATTGAATGTTCCGGCATCATATGATATCACTCTTGTTGGTGTATCATCAACTGTTTGGATGTGTTCAGGTTGGGTAGCTTCAGCTACTGCACCTGCATTTGCTGACTAATAATCAGTAATTGATAGTTATTTTTGGGGGGATTTGTTTCCCCCCCAATTTTTTGAAACAGCATTAAAGGCGAAATAATATGGAACTTGAAAAGATTAAAAAGAAACGTGAAGAATTGATGACTAATTACAACTCTCTTATTGATAAGAAAGTTGAGTTAGAAAAACAGTTAGAACTAACCAGTAATGATATTCTTACGATGAGAGGTGCAATTCTTCTTTCCAATGAATTTATTGAAGAAGAAGAAAAACCAGAACCCAAACCACTATTTCCAGAAAAAGAAGTAGTTGTCAATGATCTAGATAAAGAAAAAGATGGCGGACAAAAGAATAAGTGATTTAAATGCACTAACTGTAACAGCATCAGATGATACAGCTTTGATTTCTGATACATCAGCATCAGAAACTAAAAAAATTACTCTTGTGAATTTTTTTAAAACACCATATGTGGGAACACCTCAAGCTCTTTCTGGTGCAGGGGCCGCAAATCTAACAACTTCAATTACGAATTGTACTTCTACAGGTGCAAACCAAGTGGTTTCTCTTGCAGATGGAGTACAAGGACAAGTTAAGATTGTTTCTCATATAGTGGATGGTGGTAGTGTGAGGGTCACACCAACGAATTTGGATGGTGGAACATATGCTACTTTAGATGCAGTAGGTGATACTGTTGTTTTTCTTTTTAATGATAGTGCATGGCAGATCATTGGTGGATATGGATATGCAGTAACATAATTGAATCGTGAGTATGAATATATTTGATGATTTAAATGAAAAAAATTATTTACATTTTGCAATGAAATATTATGATAATCGACAATGTACTTCTGTTGAAGAGTTCAATGAAGATTTGAATAAAATCAAATACGTTAAGAGATTATTTAATCGATTTCTTGAAACAGGAGAGTTGAGAACAAATTTAATTCTCAACCATTTGATCGTTATCTATAATGTATTTGAAAACGAGGCCGCAACTCGTATGTTGTTTTTTAGGGTAGAAAAAAAGTTTTATTCGATTCTTAAACCTTTTCTTATATTTTTAAACCGTCTTCCAGAAAAAATAAGAGGAATAGACGGAGAAGATATTCAGACAAATCATATTCCGTTGAATGAAACTACCATCAAAGAATTAAGGAAAATAGAATAGAATGGGAATTCTTGCAGGAATTGGGAACATATATTTCGTTTATCAGTTTTTAAAGAAACTGGTTACTCCTTTTAATAAAACAAAAGCGTTTGAATTAGGAATCGTAGATGAAAATGGTAAAATTCTCAAAAGACGAAGAGATCTAGAAACAAAAGAAGAGAAAGAAGCATATACTCTTTCCGATACTCTAATTTGGAATATCAAAAAATTAATGGGAAAGATTCCTGGCGGAAAATCACGCCTTGCATCTTATGCGGCTGCACTTTGGTTGATCAAAGAACAACAAGACGGATATAAGATCACAGAAGAAGAATTGGAGTTACAATTTTTTGATCAATTTGAAAAAATGTATAATAATGATTTAGAATTTGATTCTAGAATATTGAAAAAATTTGAAAATGTATTGAATGAAGAAGATGCTCCAACTACAAATATGGGTGGTGGAAATATAGCTACAAGAGGTATTCCACTATTGAAAAAACTACCAAAGGGATTGGTGATGAGAAAATTTGGAGGAATTGATGTATTTGCATTAGATCCTATACATTTTCAAAAATCTCGTTTGGGTAAAAAGAAATATACACGTTATAGCAATTATGTTGGTGAAGATGAAGTTGGTGAATATATTCGTGCATTTGCAAGAAAATATCCTAAGAAACCAATCATAGTGATGGATTCTTCTACTGGATGTATGCAATATCTTAGACATGGAAAATAATTATGATGAAATTCAAAGAATATCTGCAAATCAATGCAGATGATTCTATCGAACAGGTTATGAGTGGTGAGTGGATCAGTAAATCTCGATCTACATGGAGAGCCACAGACGATGATGATAATACAATAGAGATACATAATGATGGTCACGATCCAGAACTAAATGGGGAATCGTGGACGGTGCATACAAATACTTTTGCACCAAAAGCATTTGCCTATTTCATAAAACAGTTCATTACGGAAGTAAGACCAGCAGAATTATCCTATGCCCGATCAAGAATCTATCCATAGTCTCCAAACTGAAATCCAAACCTTAAAAATCAAAGACGAATTCCGTACTAAGGAATTAGATGCTTTGATGAAGAAGTTATCGGAAACTTCTGGTAAACTTAATGCACTTTCAGAAAATATAGGTCGATTACTTGCAGGCCAAGATCTGCATAGAACGAATGATAATGAAGTTCGTGATGAATTGAAAATTCTTCATACCCGAATAGGAGAACTTCATGATAAAATGACTGTTATGATTGATAAAACCGAAGCGAGAATAGATACAGATATTACTACTCTTTATAAAAAGGTAGAATCTCTTGAAAAATGGAGATGGATTACTATTGGTATTGTAACCGCATTGACATTTTTCATTGTTCATATAGTTCCTAAATTCCTAGACAATTAGACTTGACATTTTGTGAGATTGTGTTATAATAGTCTTACATAATTAAAATTACATTTTAAATTTGTTATGCCTTCTTACATTGATACAAAATACGTAAATTTAGTTTCATCTAGACTTCCTCTTTTTAAACACAAACATCAAGGATTGTATAATTTTCGATGTCCTTTTTGTGGTGATTCTCAAAAAAGTAAAACCAAAGCAAGAGGTTATCTGTATCAAAAAAGAACAGATCTTTTTTATCGTTGTCATAATTGTGGACAGAGTAATACTTTTTCTAATTTTCTTAAAAAACTTGATAGTGAATTACATAAACAATATGTTTTAGAAAGATATAAAGAAGGTGTAACTGGAAAAGGCCAGAACACATCTGATCCAATAATTAAACATGAGAAACCAGTATTTCATACCAAGATAAATCTTTCCCGAATTAGTGATCTTGATGATCAACATTTCGCAAAGAAGTATCTTATCAATCGTGCAATCCCACCTCAATTTTTAAGTTACCTATATTATACAGAGGACTTTAAAGATTTTGTTACGAAAATAACAAAACGTAAGTATGATTTGAATGAAAAAGAACAGCGAATAATAATTCCCTTCTTTGACAAAAATAAACAACTTATTACGTTTCAAGGACGAGCGTTTACAAATACTCTGCTTCGTTACATCACGATTAAGATAAACGAAGATTCTCCTAAAATATTCGGATTGGATCGTTTGAATTTGGAGAAACAATTTTATGTAGTTGAAGGCCCGTTTGACTCTATGTTTCTGCCGAATTGTATTGCAATGGCAGGATCGGATGTAAATTTAAGATCTCAAGTTGAGATTTCGGATGCATTAGATGATCATAGAGGAACAATGGTCTTTGATAATGAACCTAGAAATAAAGAAATCATTTCTAGAATGGAAAAAGCAATCGATAATGGTTGGAATGTTTGTATCTGGCCAGAATCAATTACTCGTAAGGATTTAAATGATATGGTTCTTGCTGGTATTCAAGAATCAAGATTAATCGAAATAATAAATACCAACATGCACAATGGTCTACTCGCAAAAACACATCTCGCCACTTGGAGGAAAAAATGAACTTAGATAATCCCGCCGTCTTACCTACTCAATATCAACAATTTATTCATTTGTCACGTTATGCTCGATGGGATTACGATAAAAAACGAAGAGAAACATGGGGAGAAACAGTAGATCGTTATTTTACTTTTTTTCAAGAACATCTTAAAGAAACATGTGATTTTGATTTAGGAAATGGATTGGTTGAAGAGTTGAGAGAAGATGTATTAAATTTAAATGTTATGCCTTCTATGCGTTGTCTGATGACAGCTGGAGAAGCACTTAGAAAAGAGAACGTTGCTGGTTATAATTGTTCGTATGTCAAAGTTGATAGTCCACGTTCTTTTGATGAAATTCTTTATGTTTTGATGAATGGTACAGGAGTTGGATTTAGTGTAGAAACAGAACATATAAATCAATTACCCCCTATTGCAGAAGAGTTTCATCCAACCGATACAACAATTGTTGTTGCAGATTCAAAACTTGGTTGGGCAAAAGCACTCAAGGAACTACTTAGTTTATTATGGACAGGACAGATTCCAAAGTGGGATCTTACCAAAGTTCGTGAAGCAGGAAAACCATTAAAGACATTTGGTGGTCGTGCATCTGGCCCACAACCACTAGATGATCTGTTTCATTTTTCAACAAAGGTGTTTCAAGATGCAGCAGGAAGAAAACTTAAACCTATTGAAGCACATGATATTGTTTGTAAAATTGCAGAAATAGTTGTGGTAGGAGGTGTTCGTAGAAGTGCCCTTATTAGTTTGTCAGACCTCAACGACAGAGAAATGCGATTTGCAAAACATGGTGAATGGTACAAACTTAATGTTCAACGAGCACTAGCAAACAATTCAGTAAATTATAAGGAACGACCAGATGTTGGAACTTATATGCGAGAATGGTTATCTCTTTACGATTCAAAGTCGGGAGAACGTGGAGTATATAATGGAATGTCAGCAAAAAATCAAGTAATAGCATTAAACGAAAAGGAATCAGATGAAAATGGAGGATTTATTAAACGAAGAGAGCCAAGAGATGATTTTGGAACTAACCCCTGCAGCGAGATTATTCTTAGAAGTAGAGAATTCTGTAACTTGTCTGAATGCGTTGTCCGAAGATGGGACACTCCCGAATCACTATCTAAGAAAGTTAGGACTGCAACAATCCTTGGCACTTTCCAATCCACTCTTACAAACTTCAGATATCTCACAAAAGAGTGGGAAAAAAACTGCACCGAAGAACGACTTCTTGGTGTTTCCCTCACAGGCATTTTAGACAATCCCTTAACCAATGGTAGAAAGAAGGGATTGGAGGAGTTATTAGATGATCTCAGAAAAACCGCAATCGAAACAAACAAAGAATGGGCAGACAAACTTGGAATCAAAAGATCCGCTGCCATTACTTGTGTCAAACCAAGTGGTACTGTATCTCAGCTTGTTGATAGTGCTTCTGGTATTCATGCCCGTCATAATCCTTATTATATCCGCACTGTAAGAGCAGATAATAAAGATCCACTTTGTAAAATGATGAAGGATGCAGGGTTTCCAAATGAACCAGATGTAACTAAACCAGAACACACAACTGTTTTTTCTTTTCCAATGGAAAGTCCAAAAGATGCAATCTGCCGCAAAGATATGACTGCAATTGAACAATTACAACTTTGGACTAAATATCAAAAACATTGGTGTGAACACAAACCATCTATTACGGTTTCTGTTAAAGAACACGAATGGTTTGATGTTGGTGCATGGGTATGGAACAATTTTAATTCAATTAGTGGTATTTCATTCTTACCTTTTAGTGAACATACATATAGACAGGCACCATATCAAGATTGTACAAAAAAAGAATATAATGAATTATTAACCAAAATACCAAAAAAGGTAGATTGGTCTAATTTATCTAATTATGAACAGCAGGATTATACGGTGGCTTCACAAGAACTCGCCTGTTCAGCAGAAGGTGGGTGTGAGATTGTAGACCTTTAATTGGAGAGAAATGGAAGTCGAATTGGATATAGAATGTGACAATTGTAGCGTAACTTATACAATGATCTATGATTCTGATGACATACGAACACAAGAACACGAAGAACATGCGTTTCATTGTGCATTTTGTGGAATTTTGATGGAACCTTATTATGATGAAGAAGAAGAAGAATAAGTATGTTGCAGGAATTGATTATTCATTAACATCGCCCGCAATATGTGTGGCGGAAGTAATAGATAACGAAATAAAATTTGAAAATTGTAAGTTTCATTTTTTGAAACAAAATAAATCTCATAAATCATTAGGAGAAGTGTTTTTTGCTTATGATTATCCAGAATATTCGGATGATATTGAAAGATTCAGTAAACTTGCATCTTGGACTATTGAATGTATTAGGTGGTTCGATGATAGAGCAAGTGAAATTTACTTGGAAGATTATGCATTTGCGGCAACTGGTAGAGTATTTCATATTGCAGAAAATATGGGAATACTCAAAAAACAATTAAGAGAAACCAAATTTAAATATATAACAATTCCACCCACAGTAATTAAAAAACACGCCACAGGAAAGGGAAATGCCAATAAAGAACTAATGTATGAAACATTTTTGTCAGAATCACATGTTGATTTGCAGAGTCAATTGTCTCCAAAATCAACTAAAATTTCTAACCCTGTATCTGACATTGTAGATTCATTTTACATATGTAAGACAGGATTTCACTTAAAGGAACAGTTATGCGAACCCCCAAAGAGCAAAACCCTTATATAGTTGCTTACAAAAATGGACAGACAGTAAAATTTAGTAAAATAGACGCAGATAACGAAGCTGTAATTAAACAATTAGATGGTAATGATGTTGAAGTGTTTCATGATGGAAAACTTCAATATAAATTGCATGGCATGGAACAAGGTAAACTTTTTTAAAAAAAGCACTTGACATTTTTGAAATGATTTGTTATAATAATACAATGGAAATAAAATAATATGATTGATAAAATTTTACAGGCGGTTCTAACATTCTTTGGTAAAAAGAAACCAGAACCGCCTGCAGAAGATAATAATGAATCTCTTGAAGCCCTTGAGAGAATTGAAGAAATTGATAGAATCGGAGAACCAAAATGAGTATGATGAAGTTCGATGATTCTAAAATAAAAGAAATTCGGAAAAGAAAAGAACAAGGCCTACCGCCACTTCCAACTGGTGGTGATGTTGTTGAACAGTCAAAGAATGCAAAGGGTGGAAGTGAATTGATTTATCAAAGAGTCAAGGAGAGAGTGCCTGAAGACCTCTGGAACTACTTTCAGATCATTCTTTCAAGAGTTAGACATTATGAAGATAAACCAAAAATACTCTGGTTTCAAGACACATCAAAAGATCCCGAAGTACAATTTCTAAAAGACAAATCTCATCGTGATAAATTTGAACGATTTGTATTTCCTTCTGATTGGTCACTTGAAAAATATAATATAGATCTTGGTGTTGAATATGAAAAAAGTGTTGTATTGAAGAATGCAATAGAACCAATTCCAATACACACGAAACCAAAAGATGGCCCAATTCGACTTGCATATACATCTACACCACATCGTGGATTGGATGTTCTGATTGGTGCATTCAAAGCTCTGAAATTAGAGAAT